TGGTAAAAATGCTTTGGTACTAGTATCAATGTTAGTTGTATTGGGTGCATTAGCAATGTTTGCCGGCGGCCATCAAGTTAAACAAGGTATGGACAATGATATCGGACAACAAATGCGTGAAGGTCAAGAGGACCTAGACGCTATTCTAAGAATCATTAGAAAATAAAAAGGGTAAATAAACCTCACTTAAAAGGTGAGGTTTACCACATCTGGCATAAATACATTGACAGGTTGAGAAAGTAGTGCTATACTTACTCATCGTGTTAGTTACTTCATAGTGAAGTAGCGAATTAAAAACGAGACCATCTCAAATTTATAAGGAAATATTATTATGGCATCATTAGCAGAAATCCGCGCACGTATCGCAGCGCAAGACAATAAGTCAACAACAAAGAGTTCTAACACTCAATCAGATAATTCTATCTACCCCCACTGGAATATGGACGAAGGCACAACAGCCGCAATTCGTTTCTTGCCCGATGGCGACACAAAGAACGAATTCTTCTGGGTAGAAAAACAAATCATTAAACTTCCATTCAATGGAGTTAAAGGACATCCTGAAATGAAACAGGTTGTTGTTCAAGTACCTTGCGTTGAAATGTATAACGATGGTTCAACTTGTCCTATTTTGGCTGAGGTTCGCCCTTGGTACAAAGATGAGACATTGAAAGAAATGGCAAACAAATATTGGAAGAAGCGTAGTTACATCTTTCAAGGCTTTGTACGTCAGAACCCACTTGGTGATGACAAGACTCCTGCGAATCCAATTCGTAGATTCGTTATCAGCCCACAAATTATCCCAATCGTTAAGAGTGGATTACTTGATCCTGAAATCATGGAATTGCCTACAGATTATACACGTGGTCTTGACTTCAATATTAAGAAGTCTAGCAAAGGTGGCTATGCTGATTACAGTACAAGTAACTGGGCACGTAGAGAAACAGCATTGACTGAGGTTGAACAAACAGCAATCGAGGCACATGGATTGTTTGACCTTAGTACATTTTTACCGAAGAAGCCAGGTGAAGCTGAATTGCGTATTTTGAAAGAAATGTTTGAAGCATCAGTAGATGGTCAACCATACGACAACGAACGTTGGGGACAATACTATCGTCCATGGGGCTTAGATGCTCCAGCTGGTTCACAAACTGAAGCAGCGCCCTTGCCAACTCGCACTGCACCAGCAGCACCCGCAGGTCTACCCGCTTGGGAAGATGATGTTGCGGCAGCAGAAGCATCTTTCACTAGTCCAGTTGTAGTTCCTACAGCGGCTCCGTCAAGTGATAAAGCACAAGACATTCTAGCAATGATTCGTGCTAGACAAAACAAGTCTTAATCTAAATAGGGGCTACGGCCCCTATCTTAGGAGAACACTATGACATTACCAGACGAAAGATATCGTGCCTTAAAGCAAGGCAAAAAATTATTAGAGGAGTTGTGTGATCCTGGACGTACACCACGTGTACCTAGTTTAATCAGAGACCGCGCAAGAGCCGCACTACGTCACTATCCGCAAGATTGGGAAATTGATTCAATTGCAGAAAAATGTCCCGATATACTTGATAAAATATCATATTCTGATAGAATGTATCTTAATGGTACAAATAACCGATAACAAAGAAAGAGAGATTATCAATGGCAAAACCATTTGACGTATCGAAATTTAGAAAAGAAATTACTAAGTCAATTGAAGGACTTAGCATAGGATATAACGATCCAACAGATTGGATCAGTACAGGAAATTATGGACTTAATTATCTCATTAGCGGGGATTTTAATAAAGGCGTTCCTCTTGGTAAAGTTACTGTCTTTGCCGGAGAGTCTGGATCAGGAAAATCATTCATCTGCTCAGGAAACCTCGTCAGACACGCACAACAACAAGGAATCTACGTTGTCTTAATTGATAGCGAAAACGCCTTAGATGAAAAATGGCTACACGCATTGGGTGTAGATACAAGCGAAACTAAATTGCTTAAACTAAACATGGCTATGATTGATGATGTGGGTAAGACTATATCAGAATTTATGAAGTCATACAAACTAATGGCAGAAGATGATAAACCAAAAGTATTGTTTGTCATTGACAGTCTTGGTATGCTATTGACTCCAACTGACGTTAATCAGTTTGAAGCAGGTGATATGAAAGGTGATATGGGTCGTAAGCCTAAAGCACTAACAGCACTTGTTCGTAATTGTGTTAATATGTTTGGTAGTCACAATGTAGGATTGGTTGCTACTAATCACACATACGCAAGTCAAGATATGTTTGACCCAGATGATAAAATCAGTGGTGGTCAGGGATTTGTTTACGCAAGTTCAATCGTAGTTGCTATGAAGAAACTCAAACTCAAAGAGGATGAAGATGGTAACAAGGTTAGTGAAGTAAATGGTATTCGTGCTGCTTGTAAGATTATGAAAACTCGCTATGCGAAACCTTTTGAAAGTATTCAAGTTAAGATTCCGTATGAAACAGGCATGAGTCCTTATAGTGGCTTAACTGATATGCTTGAGAAGTCTAATGCATTGAAAAAAGAAGGCAACAGTTTAGTTTATGTAACTGAAGATGGTGAAATTCTTAAAGCGTTTCGTAAGGGTTGGGAAGCCAACAAAGACGGAATACTTGACAAGGTGATGCTTGAATATACTGGAAAAACTAAAAGTGTGATAAGTAATGTAACATCTACGGAGGAAGTTACAGAATGAGTTTAGACGTTATATCAGAAGTTTGGGATGCATTACGTGAGCATATTGATTTAAGTGAACGTGATGATGCGGCAGATACACTTGTCAATTTTTTAATTGATAATAATTATGAGATAGATGATATCAAAGATGCCTTCAAGGACAAAGATATTACTAAAGCATTAAAAGGTTACGCTGAAGAACATTTCCAAGAAGATGATTACGAAGAATTTGAAGAAGAAGATTTAGACGAATGGGATTAAATGTCAAATTGGTATACAAGAGTATCAGTGAATTTAGGTGTAATCCCTGATTTCATTCAGCACTTTGAATCTGAGTTAGAACAAGCAAAACGTGAAGTAAAGGTATACGGCAATGTTGAAAAGAACATTGCTGCTATTCCTGGTGTCACCGAACATAGATTCAATCAATTACAAGAAGTAGAAGCGGTACTTAACTTGCTCAATATTAGATTAAAGAAGATTCGCCGAACTCATTTTCAAAAATATTTAGAAGCGTATAATAGAGCATTGACAAGCCGTGATGCTGAAAAGTATGCTGAAGGCGAAGATGAAGTAATTGATATGGAAGTATTGATTAATGAAGTCGCTTATCTTAGAAATCGTTGGCTTGGTATAATGAAGGGCTTAGAGGCCAAACAGTGGCAGATGGGTCATATCGTGCGGTTACGCACAAGTGGAATGGAAGATATTACAATTGGCTAATTCAAATATATTAAATCAAATCGCAGCAAGAAACCTTAAATCATCTGGTGTTATTGCCGGTGCTAACGGTAATCACCATACAATCACAATGGGTAACATTCAACCATTAACTTCACTTACACTTAGTGGATTGAATGGTACAAGTAATGATTGGGATATATTTGGTAATAAAAATGTTAAGAAATATGAGGTGTTTGAAACCACTGAGGATATTTTAGCATTGAGTGTTACTTGGCATAGGTTGCGTCCATTAATAAGTCATGGTATTAGTAACATAATAAATCCTAGTAACAGACCAACTAAACTTACTGATGAAGTTTTATTCAAAGAAATAATTCAGGAAGATAGAGATAAGGCTAATGTTATCCGTGACTATTACAGTAAGAAACTTATGATGTTTACCTTAAAAGGTCAACAACTAACTAGTTATAGAAAAGATTTGAACACATTCATCCATGGTGATTGTAAAGTAGTTAAAGAAGAAATGATGCCATTGGTGTATCGTTTACCTGAATTCTATGAGTATGATGTTGGGCTAGATGAAATGTTTTTAGAATTAGATACTAGATTTGAAGGATCACAAATTGCGTCATCTACAATAAAAACACTTAATCCAGTAAAGAAATTTACAGTAAAACGCAAAAGTAGAAGATTTGTAGAGTATTGGTTGAAGGACGAAGAAAATAAACCTTACAAAATTGAAATTGATTCAAATAATGAATTGATGCACTTGTGGGATTACTTTTATGATAGGGGCAAGTTTCACGAAATAACACTTGATACTGTAATTAGATTTAGCAATAGGGATAGTATTTCCCATTATAAATTGATTAAGTGGAAATTAGCATAATAAAACCCCCGGAATCGGGGGTTTTTGCTTATGGCCATAGATAAAATTTTGGTTGACATTAAATGGTTTTGGGTCTATAATAGAGGCTTAGATTGATTAAAGGAGCTAGTTATGACACAAGTTTACGACCGTTTGACAGACAAAGAAAAGCGTGAAGTTCGTATGTATGGCGTGACCGTAGCAGGTATGCGTGAGTCTGTGGAATCTAGCATCACTTTCAAACTGTCCGGTCCTGCTATGATGATTGCTAGCCTCATGAGTGACGCCCAAGAAATGGTCAATACCGAGTACGGTGATGTTGACTATATGCGGGCTGAAGATGCCCGTCAATGTCTGAATCGTGCTAAGTGGATTTTGTTTGAATATGTAATGAAAAGAGATTGACATTAAATGGTTTTGGGTATATAATAGAGACTTAAACAGTTAATCAACGGAGCAAATATGTCTGAATTCACTACTTGGGAACAAATGTCTGACTTGGAGCAGGCCCAATGTCAATAT